ATATCATGGCGAAACGAAATAATATAGCGGCATCCGTATTGAAGCTCCCGAGGAAAGCCAAACAGGTGACGGGAAATACCACTAAATTAAAGAAACTGGTTGAATTGAAAAAGGTGAACAAGCAGATTGATAAAGTTCAGAAGGAAAATGACAAACGCTTTGACAGAAATGACAAACTTTTTAAAAAATCCCGCGTTTTGCAGGAACAGTTAGGGATTGATTGATAGGTACAGTTTCCTGGAACCTTAAACCAGGTTCGTTTCTCGGAACGTAAAACCGTGATGCTGTAAAGCGAACTCTTTAACCATTTTAGAGGTAAAAATAATGGCAACATTAGAAATAGCGAAAGATGATCAGGCAATCGAAGCTAGCGATCAAGGCGTTAAAGCCAAAAAGGAAGGGGAGTCTGCTGGGGCACCAGCCGATGATGATTCATCCAAAAAGGCTGAAGCTGACGCGCAGGATCAAGAGTTTGAGGTTGTCCGGGAATCGACAGGTTCGCAACCTAAACCCGCAGGAAACCTTGGAGTACGGAAACGGATTAATAAGCTGAATGCGAAATTTGAATCTGCAAAGCAGGGAGAGGAGCAGGCCAATTCTGATCTGGCTCTTGAGAGGGAGAAGGTTAAAATCCTCCACCTCGCATTAGACCAACAGAAAGAGGCCCGGCCTCAACCAGATATCCCCAATCCTGACGATTTTGATAGTGGTGTGCATGATCCCGGATATGTAAAAAAATATCAGGAATATCAGGATGCCACGCTTAAGCAGGAAGTCAGGAGACAGGTAGCAGAAGCATCCAAGCAAACGGCTCAGACCCATACGCAGACGGCCCAGACTCAGAATCTTGAACGTAAACAGGTAAAACATTACGAACGAGCCAAAGAGACTGGGGCAAAGGATTATGGGGAGGTCGAGGATAAAGCCATTGCATTTCTTGGCAATGATGTGGTCAATCATCTAATTGCCAACTTCGATGATTCTCATGTTTTGCTGTATTACCTGGGGAAAAATCCAGGTGAGGCGGCGCGTATTGCGGACACAATCCAGTCCAATCCGATCCAGGGTATTGCGGAAATAGGGGCGCTTCGATCTGAATTGAAGATCAAGCCTAAATCTAACAATACCCCTGATCCTGACGAAGAGCTTGAAGGTGGTTCGCCTAGTGGTAATTTTAATGCTAACGACAAAAAGCTTGAGAAATTACGTGAAGAAGCGAAAAAAACCGGAAGCATGAAAAAGCTTATGGCCTTCAAGAAGAAGCTAAAGGAGCAGGTTAAAACTTGAGGTAATTGAAAATGGCAGATAATGCGTTTTCCAAAGAAGAAGTCGTTTTTTTTGAACAAATATTAGAGGGATTTGATCCCAATAATATAACCGCAAAACAGGTGATGACGTATCAACCGCCTTCCACGCAGTTTGAGAGGGCGGCGTTGACAGTTCATAGGCCAATTCCTTATGTATCGATTACTAAGGAAGGATTGACTTTGGATGCGGCAGATTTTGTGGATATGACCCAACTTTCTGTCCCGTCAACCTTGAACGCCAATGCAACGGCACCTTCTGATATTAAGAACGTTCCGTTTCACATGAACACCATAGAGCTGAACGATCCATTGCAGCGTGACAGAAAGGTCAAGAGTGCTGTGCAGGCATTATCTGCTCTGGTGGACAATGCTACGGCGACTAAAGTGGCCCAGGAAGGAACTCTTTTTATAAAAGATACGGCCACGAGTGGTATCACCAGTTATGGACAGGTTGCTAAATGTGAAGAGGCTATGACGGTACGTGATGTTCCGATCATGACAGCTCGCTCGTTAATCATGAATCCTGCGGATTACAACTTGGTGGCTGGTGATTTGGCGGATGGAAGAAAGGTTCTCACAGGAAAAGGGTTAACCGCTTTTGAGCGTTCCCAGATTCCTATGATAGCCACCTTCGATTCGTTCAAGGCTTCATTCATGCCTACCATTATTGCGGCTGCAGGGTCGGGTTATCTTGTGAATGGCCTGCAAAAGCATATTCCTTTGGCAACAGATGGAAATGGGAATAATGTCGATAACCGTTCTATGCTTCTAAATATAGATACAGGGGCAGGCACTATCAAAGTAGGCGATGCCTTTACGATTGCAGGGGTCAACGCCCTTTCCATGATTCACAAGAATGACACGGGCACTTTGCAGACTTTCCGTGTTCTCGAATTGGTTACTCCTGATACGGTGATTAAAATCAGTCCTGCAATTATCACTAATGCTGGAACACCAACTCAGGCTGAAAAGGAGTATGCGAACTGTTCTGCGGCAGCTCCTGATGATGCTGCGATCACTTTTCTCAATACTGTGAACGCCCCTTCTAATATCTTTTTTGCCAAAGAATCTGTGGAAATCATTCACGGATCACTGGCAACAATGGATCTGGATGGCGCTGGTGTTTCTACGATGCGAGAGAGCACCGATTCTGGCATTGAGATATTGTTTGCCAAGGGTGCTGATATTAAAAACCTTGGTACTGAATATCGGTTGGTCATCTGGTTTGCAGTCAACATCTTGAATGAGCAGATGTGTGGAAATCTGTTAGGCAAACAAACCTAAGATTAATCTTTGGGGTTTGGTATGGGGTGTTTGGAATCCGGGAGGGGGAGGGAAACTTCTCCTCTTGGGTTTCGATCCCTCACCTTACAATGAACTTAGCTTTGGGGGTATGAAAATGACCGAAAAGATACTTAAGGTAATTGCAGGAACACCCGACAGACCCTTAGTTATTGGGGATATTGAAATCCCTTGTTATGTCTTGGAAGACGAAACAAGGGTATTAACCCAAAAGGGATTTTTGGAAGCTATCGGACGCTCTACAACCCCTCCTGGAAGGGAAAAATCAGGCTTCGACAAACTACCTAGTTTTTTAGCTGCAAGAAACTTAAAGCCTTTTGTTGATAATGAGTTAGTGGCTTCGACAAAACCAATCAGATTCCGTGCCCCACATGGCGGTATTCTCTTAGTGGGCTATGGGGCATTACTATTGCCAAAAGTATGTTGCGTCTATCTCGAGGCTAAATCTGCTGGCGTTCTTTCCGCAAAACAAGAACATATTGCTAATAGGTGCCAATTTACTGAGGAGTAAAATATGATTTATCTTTTTAATGGGGAACGCTGGGAATGGAAGAAAACGTTTGATGAGGGCTGGTATACCAGCGAACGAAAATATAACGATGCTCATAAAGAGCCTGATCCTGATCCGGTGGATGGAAAGGAAGCAGAAAGACTTGAGTCCATCAGACAAGGGGTGTCCTTGGTTTTGGAAGCTGGGGAGCCGGAAGACATTAATGTTAATGGATACCCTGATGTCAGGGCAGTTGAAAAGATTGTTGGGTTTGATATAACGCCTAAAGAAAGGGATAGAGCTTATAAGGAGTACCAGGAAATAGGCGGTGTTAAATGAGTGCCGGAATAGACATCATAAAATCTGCATTAGAAAATATCGGGGCACATTCTGTGGCATCGCCTGCGACACCTGCGACTATTGAGCGCGGAAAAGATGTCCTCAATTCGATGCTGCAATTATGGTTGTCATGGGGTATTGAGATCGCTTTCACGCCACTTGATGCGTCAGGCGATGAACTGAGTGAGCCTCTGGATGCCCGAAATGCTATCGTGCAGAATCTGGCTTTAGAGCTTTCAGGCCAGTTTGATAATGGGGCAAATATTATTTCAGCGCAATTAAAGGACAATGCGAGGAAGAGTTTTGCAAATATAAAGAGGCTTTATCAAAAAATATCTATCCCTGATAAAGTCGTTTCCAGCACAATGCCGATGGGTGCTGGTAACAGCAGGGGTCATACTCAGCGTGTGTTTGCTGGCAAAGGACAAACTGTAAATGGTTAGAAACTCAAGGAGGGTAGGATAATCGCTAGAATACCCTTTCCCAACGGATTTGAGGGTTCTGAAAATTTGCCTAGAACTCGGCGATCCTTACAGAATTGTTTTAAAAATGAGCAGGGTAGATTGCTTTATCGGCCTGGGATTCTTGGGCTAAGTGTAATTGCCGATGTCTTAGCTCGTGGCAATTTTGTTTGGAACGACTCGTTGTATATGGTTTTTTCACAGAATCTGATTAAAATTACCGATACGACAACGGGTGCGTTTTCTGTAATTGGAACCATTGCCGGCCCACAGATCATAGAAACTGCTGTAGGGTTCAATGAGGCGGTTATCGTTGTTAAAGGCGGGGCAATCTACACCCTTAATAAAACAGATACCTTGGTGGACATTTCAGGCAATGCGAATTTTGTCCCTTGTGTCGATGTGGTTCATATAGATAACCGGTTCGTTTATATCCCAGAGGATGGAAGCCCGGCTTTCTTCTCTGATGTGGGAGACGCAGGAAGCGTGCAGGCTTTAAGTTTCTTTGATGCGGAGGTTTTGCCGGACAAAAATAATGCCGTATTTAATTTTAAGAATACGCTTTACATAATGGGCACAGATTCTATTGAGCTTTTTGAAAATCAGCCGTTAGGGTCAACGCCAGTGCCGTTTGTAAGGCGAGGGGGCGGAGCGATTGACAATGGTTTTATCGGTGGTTTGCTGGAATACAACAACACTTTTCTTTTTATTGGCCGGGAGAAAAATCAGGACTTTGGTATTTATGCCATAGACCAGGGAATCGCTCCTAAAATATCCAATGAGGCAATTGATCTCATCCTTTCAACCTATACCCTTGGGGAGCTGTCAGAAGCCATCCCGGGACGAATCAAATGGCGGGGCAATGATATTGCCACGTTCACATTAAGAAGGGATTCCTTCGCATTTCTCAAAGGCAACTGGTTTCTTTTGGATACGGTATTCGATGGGATATCAGAACCCTGGGGAGCGGGATTTATAGCTCAATTTGAAGGGGAATATTTTACTGCCTTCGATGATAAGATCGGTAAGTTTGCCAAAGTAAACACAGACTATGGGGAACGTATCACCCGAATTATTGATTTTGGCATTGAACAACCGGATGTCGATTTCTTCTCAGTACAGGAAATTGAATTAGGGATATCGCAGGGGTTTAATACAACAGATGGTTCC